ACCTTGACCGCCTCCAGGAGCGCAGCGGCCTGCTCGAAGGCATCGGCGATGAGGATCACGTAGCGCTTGCGGCCGGTTAGCAGGCACCACAGGACGAAGATGAGGGAGACGACGGTGGACTTGGCTTCGCCGCGCGGTGCGGCGCAGGCCAGGCGCTGGCCGTCGGGGTTGTCCACCAGGGCCGGCAAGGTGGCGTCGAGCCAGGTATGCAAGACGCTGTCACCGTACCGGCAATAATGCGGGAAATAGGTGCACCGGAAAAAGGCGAAATCGCCTTGCACACGCTCGCGTCGTTCCTTGGACGCGGCCAGATCGGCGGCAAAGCCGTCGCACTCGGCCTCGATGGTGCGGCGCAGGGACTCGGCCAGCTTGGCCAGTTCGGCCAGGAAATCCTTTTGCTTGAGCTTCACGGCATTCTACCCGTAGGCCTTGGCGATTTCCGCCCCGAACGGCTCCAGTATCTCCACGAAGGCCGGGCCGTGCTGCGGGTAATGGTCGCGGATGAAGCGGCCGAGCTTGTCCAGCACGGCAAGCGCCGTGGCCAGCTCGGAGGTTTCGGGCAAGACCCGTTTCGACGCGGCCACCGTCTTGTTGAAGCTGTCGGCCAGACTGGAAAGCATTTGCACCTTTGCTGCGGCCGGCAGGTCGTCGGCTCCGGAAATGGTCTCCATGAGCGCCTTGTGCTGCACCACATAGTCGGCCAGCATCTGCCGAGCCACCGCCTCCACGCCGTCGCCGGCCAGAAGATTGGCGGCCCGCAGCTTGTCCCAGTCGTCGCCGGCCTCGCGCGCCTTGCGCTTCCACCGTGTGGCCGTGGCGGCCGGCACGCCGGCCTTGGTCGCCGCCGCTTCGATGGGCAGGCGCTCGTGGACGTAGGCGGCCCGGACTGCCGCGACTTTTTCCTTCCCGTGGGCCATGTTACCAGCCCATCTTGGCCTTGATGTAGCTCACGGCGATGGCCACCAAACCGCCGGCAATGGAGCCGGACAGCCCGCCGGCCACAGCCGCGCGTCGCCCCACGGCGTCGAGCTGCGCCGTCACCTTGTCCACCTTGCCGTCGATGCGCTTCAGGAGCGTCACCTCGGTGGATTCTTCGTTCTCCCGGCCCCTCATGCTTTCCCCCCTCGTTCGATAAGCTTGTCCAGCTTGGCTTCGATGTCCTTCAACCGGGCCAGCATTTCCGCGCGCATGATGGTGTAGTCGTCACGGCGCACGCAGCCGTCCGCCACCTTGTTGCGCAAGACCGCCAACTCCGCGTCGGTGCGGGCCAGCGCCGCTTGCAGGTTGCGCACCCAGAGGCCTCCGAAAAAGGCCACAAGACCCAGCAGCACGTTGACGGCGTAAGACACCCGGACCGCGTCCATCACTGGCTCCCGGCCACTGCGGTCAGGTCGATGAGCGCGCCGAGCTGGGCCTCAATGGCCTGGGAGCGCGCGCCGAAGTCGCGGATGTGGGCCAGGATGTCGGCCGGGGTCACGACGCAGCGTCGTAATCCGGCACCAGCGGCCGGGGCGGCTCCGGCCTTTCCAGCAGCTGCGGCGGGATTACGGGTTTCGGGCATGGCACCACCACCGGCACGACCGGCGGCGCAACCGATGGCCTCGTTGTACAGGCGCACAAAATCAGGGCCGAAAGTGCAATCAAGGCCAGCCGTGGCATGGGGTATCCTCCGTGTGATGTCGCGTATTTTGGCCGCCTGGGCGGCCTTGGTTTTGTCGAGTGTCGCGGCCAGGCTATTGGCCCGAGCCGTGGCGGCTTCGGCTTGCTCCCGGGCTGTGCGCTCGGCTGCGGCCAAGGCTTGGGCCTGCTCGGCCTTCCAGGTCTCCAGCCGGGCGGTCAGTTCGGCCACCTCGGCCCGGCGGGTGGCATCGGCGCGGCCGTAGCCGGTCCGGTAGCCGCCGCCGAAAGCCAGGGCGGCCAGCAGTACGGCAATGACGGCTTTAGCGAGCATGGCACACCCCCCGGCCCCAGCCGGCCGTCATGTAGAGCGGTTCCAAGGTCAAAAGGATACGCCGGGGATAGCCTCGATTCTCCCGAAAGGAGGCGACAGCCCGCCCGGCGTTAAAACGCTCGATTTCCCCGAACCAGACTAACGGGTCCGCGCCGTTTCGCGCGGCCAGCCGCTTGTCGCGCTGCACCCAGCCCAGGCCACCGTTGTAGCCGGCAAGCGCCATGGCCATGCGCTGGCAATCGTCCCGGGCGTGCACCCGGTCCCACAGCCACTTGTCGTATTCGGCCAGGGCACGGAGCGCCCAGCCGGGGTTGAACGGCGCGATGGCGGAAAGCTCCGGGACCAAGCCCGCTATCCAGCGGGAGGTGGTCGGCATGAACTGGGCCAGGCCGCACGCGCCCACGGGGGAGACGGCCCCAGGCCGCCAGCGGCTTTCCTGGTGCACTTGGGCAGCCAGGGTCGCAACCGGGGCGGAAAGGCCGAAGGCGTAGCGGCCGCACCGGGTCAGCTCGGCCCGGTACTTGGCGGCCGTCGTCGGGATGGTTTCGGCCTTGGCCAGGGAGGCGCAGGCAACGAGCATGACAAAGGCCCCGAGTCCGAAGCCCATGCCCCACAGAAAGCCCGTGATGAGGGGCTTAAAGAGGAAATCCGCAAAAGCATCCACCCGTTCGTCGCAGACCGCGCGGATGCGCCGCAGTACGTCGGCCAGCAGGCGGCGCATGGCTACAGCCCCAGGCCCACGGCCAGCATGCACGCGCCCATGACCACGGCCCGGCGCAGCATGGCGGCGGCAAAGGGGACGGCGTGGCCGTCGGCCACCGGATTGTCGGCCTGGTAGATCTTCCCCCGGAGCGAGCGCCACTCCGGAAATTGCAGATAGCTGTCCGGCCTGGCGTAGGGAAAGGCCCAGCGGTCGAGCCAGTAACCGGCATAGCCGGCCACCAGGACCAGCGAGAGCTTGTACAGGGCCACCGGCCCTTGCTGCGGCGACAGGACCACCACCAGGGCCAGCAACGCCACGGCGATGAGGCCGCAGAGCAGCATGCGAGGGGATCGAATTTTGAGCATTGGTGCCTCCAAAAGCAGGGTTGGGAGGCGGAAAAGAGTCCGCCCCCGGACGCCGCCTATACTAGGCGGCGCGCCAGGGGCGGCGATAGAGGACGGGGTTCAGCGGGTTGCTCAGGCTTTCTCTTCTGGCCCTAGTATATTTCTTTGTACAGGTGTTGAGCCTGTTGCATGGCTACCGCCTGTTCATCAGGCGAAAGCTTTTCGCAATACACCTTCACATTGCTCATGTCGCCGGGGCCGATCTTCTCACTTCCAGAGAGCAAAATAAGCCGATACCAAGCACAGCCCAACATGGGGTTGGAGACGGCAGGATCACGTGATGTTGCATAGGTAAAAGCCAAGTTCCGTTGGGCTTGGTAGTCGCCTTTCAAGGCCTTTGGCTTGTATTCATCAATGTATTTTTTGTCATCGGCGTGAGCAATCCCAGCACCAACAACCCAAAAGAGCAACAGCAACGATGCAGCGAATTTCATATATTCCCCCTTTAAAACAACCTTAACTGTTCACTCGGTTTTTCCGGCAACGTCTTGAGTATCAACCATATCCGTCTATCGGAGAGACGATACCGACGTGCCAGCTGAAAGACAACCTGGGCCGACGACCGGCCTTTGTTGGTCTCGGCTACAAAATACTCGTTGATTGCGGCGTCCCGGGCGGCCTGGAGCGCGGCGGCGCAACGCGGGATATACAGCCCGTCGCCCACGCCTCCGTAGCGTTTGACCAGCGCGTCCGCCGCCTCGGTGCCCACAATGTCGGCCAGCAGGTCATAGCGCCGCCGCCCTTGGGGCGTGAGCGCTTTGGGCACGGGGTAGGTGGTGCCGCCGAGGTGGCGCACCAGCTTCATGGCCGTCTGCAAGCCGATCAACTCCACCAGCTCGCGCACCGACGCGGGCAGGCTCGACAGGCCGTCGCTCATGCCGTGGCCCTCCCGTGGCGCTCGGCGTCGCGGACTAGCGCCAGCATGATGCCGCGCGCCTGCTCGGGCGAGAGCCATTCGAGCGTGTCCACGCGGTACATGCGCTTGGCCATGGTCGCGGCGTATGTCCAGGGCCGCTTGGCCTCGGCCAGAAGCGCCTCAATCTTGTCGATGTAGGCGGCCGCCTCGGACGCGACCACCGGCTTGCGGCGCGCCGGCTTTCGGGGCTGGCCCTGCCAACCCTGCTTGCGCAGGTCGGCCACCACCCGCGCGAGTTGGGGCACAGTGAGCTTGGCCGCGCTGTCGGTGCCGGTCAGATTTTCCAGCATGAGCCGGTAGGTATCGTCGTCCAGGCCCAGGTCCTTTTTCGCGATATGCACCTTGGCCAGCAAACTTTTTCGGGATTCGGGGCGCATGGGGGACTCCTAACGGGATTGGCATCCCGGCAGATAGGTTCTCACGGCTACGACGTCACCCGGCCCGAGGCACACTTCCAACCGGGACAACGAGCCATCCTTGTTGATCTTTTTGCCGACGCCCGCCCCCTTGGTGTACACGACCACAAGCCGGATCAACCCCTTGTGGCGGCGAGAGAGCACGACGTCACCCTTTTGCATGGTTGCCTCCTTGCCGCTTGGCCACGGCGTCGTTGAGCGCCCGGGCGCAGACCTCGGCAATGGCCGGGGCGGCCTCGGTCATGGCAGGATCGGCCAGGAAAAAGGCTACCATGCGGTTGCCCTTGCCCCGGTCGAAAATGCCGACGCGGCCCTGCACGGCGGCGTTGTGGATGTAAAAGCGCTCGGGCATGGCGGCTCCTTACAGGGCGATGCGACCGTTAAAATCCTCTTCGGAGAGGGCGTCCTCAGGGTTGGAATGATCTGGGCAGCGCCGCCAGTAGCCCGGCGGCAGCAGGCAGCCGCAGACCACGCAGTAGCGCTTTTTCGTCGCAGGCTGCGGCAAGGCCGGGCCGTCCAGGGCCGCATCGCGGAGCTTGCGCTCCCTGGCCAGCAGCACCCGGGCCTTGTCCAACAGGGTTTCGAGTTCGGCTACCCGGGACCGCAGCCGGGACAGCTCGCCGGCCTCTGCCCCCTCGTCGCGGCCGAAGGTCTTTTCCAACAGCTCGGCGACGCGCACCCGCACGTCCTTGCGGTCGTAGAGCGCCCGTAGCGCGACCTTGCGCCCCCGCTCGGGCAGTCGCCGCCCTGTAATGCGGTCGCGGACCGTGCCGCCGCTACTGATCTCGTAGTCCGTAAAACCAGGGATGGTGCGCCATTCCATATTTCGTTCCTCGGCTGCTCATCAGGACGGAGCCGCCACGCTCCGACGACCGCCCGCGCGGGGCGGTTTCGCTTACAGCATCCCGGCCTGGATAACCCGGGCTTCGGTCACGTAGTTCTGCGGCAGAACGCCGTCGGCGGCCGCCCGGTGGATGAGCGCCGAAAGCTGTTCGGCCTGCTTTTTCCAATGCAGCGCCTGGGTTTCGGCGCTCCGCAGCACCCGCAGGGGCACCGAACGACCGACCGGCGCGGCCGCGCCCGTATCACTGGCATGTCTCACGCTCTCCATGTCGCCTCCCTGGCCTACGGCCAATCCTGGTCCAGATGTTCCACCAACCGGATGCCGGCGGCCGCCACGTAGGCCGCAGCCTGCCGGGTGTCGCCATCACGGCCTTTGACGTTGCTTTGCAGCGCCCGCAGGCTGTTGTTGGCCAGCCCGCGCACCAGGGCCGTAGCGTCCTCCGCCGTGGTCACGGCCGGCATCCGCTCCAATGCCTCCCGCACCTCGATGGGCAGTGCCGCGCCCATCACAGCGCCGCCAGGTCCAAGGCGATGGGTTCGTATTTGCCGTCGCTGTCGCGGCGTTCGTAAACCCGCAAATAGGCCTTGCTCCCGGCCACTTGCAGGCTGTCGGACACGGCTTGCATGGCCTGCCGCCACCGCTCGTCATCAATCTTGAGACGCCGCAGGGACAGCACGCGACCGGTATTGATGCGGCCTTCCTTGTCCACCTGGAATGCATCGTTGATGAGCGCCCGGATTTCATCACGGCTGCCCTCGGTCCATTCGGTGATGCACTCGTCGATCAACGCCTTGGCCGCCTGCAAACGCTCATCAAAGACCAAGGTTTCGGACACCTGGCGTTGCACCTTATAGCGGCCATCATAGGTGGTAATGGTCAGGTTTCCTTTGTTACCGCCCACCTTGGCCCCGTACTGTTCGGCCGAGAGCGCCACGAAAGCCGCCACGTCGCCCATGGTGTCGTCACGAAAACCCTTCATGGCTTGGCGTAGGGCCTGCGCCTTGCCCACGATCTCGCGCACTAACGCGTCGCGGGCCTTGTCCACGTCCTTGACGCTGCCGACCGGCACCAGCCGGTTTTGGGCGTCCTGCATGTAGCCGTCCGGGATGGTTGCGGTTGTCGTCATCATGCCGCCTGCTCCTTTCCGGCCTTCCGGGGCCGGGGTTTGGTGTTATCGGTGGTCGCGGCCGGCCGGTGCGGGCAGGTCTGGCAGGCTCGCCACAGGCGCAGGGCCGCCGGGCTGGATGTCGGCATCTGGCCGCCACTTGCCGCGCATTCGCCGGGCGTTACCTCCCGTTCCAGGTGCGGACACTGCACCCGGCCGAGGACATCCAGCACCGTGGCGGCCAGTTTGTCCGTGTTGCCCGGGTACTTGCCGGCCAGGGCCAGGCTCACGGCCGTGCGCGAGTAGCCCAGCCGCCGGGCTGTAGCCGCTATGGACGTCCGGGCCGCCTCGTTCGCGAGAAAATCCAACCAAAGGGCGCTCATATTGCGAAGACCTCCCCGGTGTTGCAGTCGGTCACACGCCGCGTGCGCGTATTGTAGGCCGGGGCCTCGGCGCCGGTGATGCGGTCGCGCCGCAAGCGCCAGCGCTTTTCCCCGTCCTCGCCCCGCCGGGGCAGGACCAGCAGGTAGCCGGCCGCCTCCAAGGCCTCCAGGTACCGGGAAAGGTTGCGCTCGGCGTCCTTTTCGCTGCCGTCGCACAGCATGGTGAGCAGGTCGTCGAGGCCGAAGCCGTCGCGCATCCCCATGGCGCGCCAAGCGCGTTGCCGCAGGGTTGGCCCGCGCCGGCTGGCGGCCGTGCCGTCGCCCGGGCCGGACGTGATCTCCCGGCCTCTGGCCAATGCCTGTCGCCCCTTGTCGGTGATCTGGTGTGCACCTTCGGCCGAGGTCACGAGCCCCTTACGCTGCAATCGCTCCAGGCACAGACGCGTGGCCTCACGACTTTTGCCCAGGCAGGTCGCAAGCTGCCGCGTCAACTTGGGGCCGTCGGCCAGGGCGTTAAGGACGAACAAGCTATTCCAGGCCATCTAACGCCCCCCGGCCGCCGCCCGAACGGTCTTTTGCGTGCGGCTTTGCCAGTCATGGGTCAGGGGCACGCCCTCCAGGTCGGCCACGTCCACGCTGCCCAGGCCGTTGAGCTGGGCCAACCGCTCGATGGAGGCGATGATGTTGAGCACCTCGCGCATGCGTCCGCCGGACAGCCGGTGCACCTCGGCCACCAGGGCCGGAGCCATGGCCACGTCGGACAGCTGCTTGCAGGCTTGTGCTACGTCGGCCACGCTGGACGGCACGAACTCCACCACTTGGGCGATGCGACTGGAAAGTTGGCGGTGCCGGGCAATGGTTTGCTGGATACGCTCCATACCGATCAAGACCACCGTCACTTCGGCCCGGTCGGACAGGTCGCGGATTTTCTCCAAGGCCGCCGCGTTCTGGTGCAAGGTGAACTCCGCCTCGTCGATGACGATGGGCGTTTGCGTCTCGACCACCCGTTCCAGCAGTCGGGAAAA